GAGAAAGAAAATACTTTCGTACATTCTCATAAAGGAGAGAAAAATATGGCTTTTCAACTATCACCAGGGGTTAATGTAAGCGAGATTGACCTAACAACAGTTGTGCCAGCGGTTGCCACTTCAGATGGTGCTTTTGCTGGTGTATTCCGTTGGGGTCCAATTGGCGAAAGAGTTCTTATCGACTCCGAAAACCTTCTTGTAAACAGATTCGGCAAACCAACTAATCACAACGCAGAAACTTTCTTTACTGCTGCAAATTTCTTGGCTTACGCAAATCGTTTGTATGTTTCTCGTGCCGCTAAAACTAGCGGGGGAACACCAACTGCTTATGTAAACAGTACTGCTGTTTCAAATGCTACTGTTTTCAGCAACGTATTCACTACAAACACTTCAGGTCTTGAAGTTGGTATGTACGTTACTCAGGCTTCTAACACTGGTATCTTTAATCCTGTTAGCTTGCCTTCTATCGTTTCATTAAACTCTTCATCTATAACTTTGTCTTCAGCAGCTTCGATTAATACTTCTGCTAATGTGCAGTTGTATTTTTCTCGCCCTGACACAACCTATTCAGCTGTTGCAACTGAATCCAACACAGCTGTAGTTGCAAACCTTGTAAATCAAATCGTAAAAAATGAAAATGACTTTGTTGCTAAAGAAGGCAATTTTGATTTAGATGTTCTTTATGTTGCAAGATATCCAGGAGCTCTTGGTAACTCTTTGAGAGTTGCAGTGTGTGACACCGCAAACAGCTTCAGTTCAAACCTTGTTCTTCCACTTGGTAATCTTGTTTTCGAAATTGGTTCTACAGTAGCAACGCTTTCTGATACTCTTAAGCTTGAAGGCGCAGCAGGTAATACTTTAGCATATACAATTGCAACTGAACAAGTTTTCAATAACATTACAACTGGTGATTACCTATTAGTTGGTAACAGTTCTATCAGCACACAGTATATGTTAGTTACTAATAAGAACATTTCTTACTCTGTAAACAATGCTTCTGTTGTTGCTAACGTTACAATCAACGGTAATAACGCTGGTGTAAACTCTACAAGTTATTTTATCACAGCAAACAATATTTTTGCCGATGGTCGTCAAGAACTTGTAGATGGTGATGCTGTAGTTTACGCAAATGCAGCAAGTAATACTGCTATCGGCGGTTTGACTAACGGTAGCACTTACTACATCATAAGTTCTAACACTACTGGATTTAAGGTTTCGCTTACTTCTGGTGGAGATGCTGTAGCAATTACAAACACAGCAACTGTTTCAACTCACACATTTACTAGCACTGCAACTGTTCCAGTTGCAACTATAAGCAACATTAACGCTTCTTCATTGATAAACGAAACTGAAAAATTTATTCTAGTAAATAACCAATCTGGCGGTTCGTTGATTCTTAATAATGGCGACTATGTTGTTTATGCAAACGGTGCAGGTAATACTGCTATCGGTGGTCTATTTGGTGGAAGTACTTACTTGGTTGCGGGAGCAAATTCTACAGGATTTAAGCTCGCTACTGGCGATGTTGCTAACGTGGTTACATTGAGCGTTTCTGGTATATCAACTAATACTTCACACACTTTCACTTCAAATACTACTACAATTACTGTATCCGGGAACGTAATTTTCCAAGATCCTTATAGACTACGCGAAAGATATTCTTCAAACAATGTCGCTCGTTACTGGGAATTCTTTAATAGCGTTGAGAGCGCTCCAGGTCAGTCTGATCACGTTCGCTTAAATGGTAACACTTCAGCTCAAGACGAATTGCACGTAGTTGTTGTAGATGATGGCGGCGGTTTCTCTGGTACTCCAGGAACTATACTTGAAGTATATAAGGGAGTTTCTCGCGCTACCGATGCTAAAAACAACGATGGCTCTACCAATTACTACAAGGACATCATTAATGATGCTTCTCAGTACATTTGGTTGGCAAACGACAGAACAAACGCACTTTCTAACACTTCAGTAAATGTCGCCAGCGCAACTACAACTGCGCCAGCTAATTTGAGAATGAAATTCGGTTCTGATGGTCTTAGCGAAGAAACAGCTACACTAAGTATCCTTGGTGCTGCTTATGATCTGTTCGTTTCTCCAGAAGATATCGATATTTCACTTGTGTTACAGGGTAAGCCAATCGGCGGTACTACTGTGGTCGGCGGCGAAACAATCTCTAACTATCAGCTAGCAAACTACATTATCGACAATATCTGCGAAGTTCGTAAGGATTGCGTCGCGCTTATTTCTCCGGATAAGTCCAAGGTTCTAAACAACATTGGTTCTGAAGCTCTAAGCTTGAAGAATTGGAGAGGCGCTGTTCGTAACACTTCATACGCTGTGCTTGACTCAGGTTATAAGTATCAGTACGATCGTTACAACGATATCTACCGTTGGGTCCCTCTAAATGGTGACATCGCTGGTCTATGCGTACGCACTGACAACACAAATGATGCTTGGTGGTCTCCTGCTGGTTTCAACCGTGGTAACGTAAAGAATGTTGTAAAGCTTGCTTATAATCCTCGCAAGTCTGAGCGCGATGTTCTTTATAGCAACGGCGTAAACCCAGTCGTAACATTCCCAGGTCAGGGTACTGTGTTGTTCGGTGATAAGACTCTTCAGGCAAAGCCTTCTGCGTTCGACAGAATTAACGTTCGTAGATTGTTCATTGTCCTTGAAAAGGCAATCTCTACTTCCGCTAAGTTCTCTCTATTCGAGTTCAACGATGCGTTTACTAGAGCACAGTTCAAGAATCTTGTAACTCCTTACCTACGCAATATCCAGGGTCGTCGCGGTATTACTGACTTCTTGGTAGTTTGTGACGAAACTAACAATACGGCGCAGGTTATTGACTCTAACCAGTTTGTGGGTGATATCTATATTAAGCCAGCAAGAAGCATCAACTTTATCCAGTTGAACTTTGTGGCTGTTGGTACTGGCGTTCAATTCTCCGAAGTTGTCGGCAAGTTCTAATAAATAGATAAAAGCTCAAAAGGAGTATAATAGATGCCATTTAATGTAAGCGCATTCAAATCAAACGGTCTGGTGTACGGTGGCGCCAGACCATCTCTATTCAACGTTTTCATGTCAGCACCTCCAGGTATTGGTATTGATAACGTTTCAGTTGACAAGTTCCGCTTTGTTTGTAAAACTGCCGAATTACCAGCTTCTGATATTGCACAGATCGACGTTCCTTACTTTGGTCGCCGTATTAAGGTAGCAGGTGAACGTCAGTTTGCTGACTGGGCGGTAACAGTAATGAACGATGAAGATTTCTCTGTTCGTGCTATGTTCGAAACTTGGTCTAACGCTATGAACCGTTTGGTTTCTAACGTTCGTGACCCAGCTATCGCAACTGAAAACTACAAGGTTGACCTTGACGTTATTCAGTACGGTAAGGACGGTACTACAATCAGAGCCTATCAGTTGATTGGTGCATTCCCAACGCAGATCGGTTCTATCGCTCTTAACTGGGAATCAGCAAACGCAATCGAAGAGTTTGGTGTTAACTTTGCCTATGACTATTGGATTCCACTCGTGGAAACTTCCGATAAGAAAGCTGGTGGCGTTAATGCTTATGGCGCTCTAGCGACCCAAGACGGCGTTAACGGACCTAACTAAGTAACATAGTAATGGCGGGGGAGCTTAGTCTCCCCCTTTTTGGAGATCTGTATGGCAGAACTTTTTGGTTTTGAATTTAAAAGAAAACAGCAACCACCGGAATTACCTTCTTTTGCACCAACAAAAGAATCGGATGACGGTGCAGTAGTAGTTGCATCTGGTGGTTCTTATGGCACTTATGTTGACCTTGATGGTACAGTCAGATCTGAAGCTGAGTTAGTAAGTAAATATCGAGATATGGCTTTGGTGCCAGAGTGCGATTCAGCTATCGACGAAATTGTAAACGAATCTATAGCTATCGACGATAAAAACCTAATTAAAATTGTTTTAGACGATTTGAAAGTTTCTGAACAATTGAAGAGAGTTATCAGAGAAGAATTCGATAACTGTTTGAAAATTATTGAGTTCAACAAATTTGCCTACGAAATATATCGTCGTTGGTACATCGATGGGCGTTTATACTATCATGTTGTTATCGACGAAAAAAACCCTAAAGAAGGCATTAAAGAATTAAGATACGTTGATCCACGCAAGATCCGTAAAGTTCGTGAAGTTCAAAAGAAACGTGGTGGCCAAAACATTCCTGAGCCTATCGTAACCAAAGTTGTCAACGAATACTATATTTTCAACGACAAAGGTTTCAATTACGGCAACAAAGCAGTTGGTGCTACTAATACCAACGGATTAAAAATTTCCAAAGATTCTATCATTCACGTGGTATCAGGTCTAACTGATAACCAAGGATCTATGGTACTTTCTTATCTACACAAGGGCATTAAGGCACTTAACCAGCTGAGCACTCTTGAAGATGCATTGGTTATTTACCGCCTCGCGCGTGCGCCCGAGCGCAGAATTTGGTACATCGACGTTGGCAACTTACCAAAGATGAAGGCTGAGCAGTACGTTCGTGATATCATGGTCAAGCACAAGAACCGCTTGATCTATGACGCTGCTACTGGACAAGTTCGTGACGACCGTAAGTTCAT